AAAATATGCTGTAGGTCTTTCGACGCTTTCGCCTACTTTTACTAATGCTGCTAAATGTACTACGACATCTATATCAGGTGCTATATCCTTGGACGCCTGTCGAATGTCCCACTCTTCTATATCTAGTGGTATAAGTTCTAGGCCGGATTTTTGAGAAAGAAGGTTTACTACCTGGGTGCCGATATATCCTTTGGCTCCAGTTACTACTACCCTCACCTTTTCTTTTTCTTCTTGTAAGTTTTGCCTTGTTTAGGGGACGGGGTGCTCGGGTCTACTTTCATCATTTTCCTAATAATCTTGTCAGACATTGATGCAGCATTTACTAGTTTTGGTTGGTAAGGTTTTAGCTCGTGGTCGATAACGTCATAAACTTCGTCTACTGTTTTTACTTTACCTTTTTTACCGCTACCTCTAGGTACTCTAGTTCCCATTATTTTTTCCTCTTTTTCTTTTTAGCCGCCATTATGATATCAGCTCGGGTAATCTTCCCGTCCTTATTCATATCTGGGAACTTACTTGTCTTACGTTTTTTCTTCCTGGCTCTAGCCGCCATTTCGTATCTACTCGTCATTTTTTTCTCCTTGTGGTTCTAAATAAGATGTATCTACTCCAGCTAATTTTAAAAGCTCGGAATCCGGCAGTCGTTCTAGTTGCTGGATCTTGTCTACATTTATATTAACCTGGGTTGCTTGTTCTGGTGCGAATAACCCATGTAGTTTACATAGGGAGTCGACGACGTTTTTTTCTTCTGTGGCGGTGGCCGATTTTCGATGGGCCTCAAGATACATAGTAGTTGCTGTATTTCTATCAAACTTAACTTCTTCGCGCATCTCTTCTCTAAGATACTCAACAGCTTTTTGTATTTTAGGTTTCTTAAATACTTCGTACACGTGGTCCATGTTACGGTACCCGGCAGCACGACCTGCAGCTGCTTTTGTAAGTCCTCTTAAATGAAACAAAATCAATCTTTCTTCCTGGACAGAAAGCTCGGATAATTTTACTCCGGCGTATGGGTAATGTGACTGAAGTTCAATTCTTTCTTCTTCGGTCACCTGCATTTCTTGATTTGCTACTAGGCTCATATCGTAAGCATATCTTACTTGTGTATAACTTGTAAATTTTTTGTGGGAAAATTTTTTTTGAAAAATGTTTCATATACCCGTCTCGTATTCCCCATCCCGTCTGCCAGCGACCCACCCCCGACCCGGATTCGGTTTCTAAAACACAATCGACTTTCGACCTTTTGGAACCTTGTTTCAATTAATTACAACGCTTACGACATTCGTCGTTTTCCATATAGTTTTATGATGTAGGTAATAGGTTACTTACACGTTAACTAGCTAATATAAAAGGAGTTTATTATGGCTAACAATAAATACGAGACGAGCTTTGACGTCGACACTATCGAAGCACAAAAGGGTAACGGATTATCAATATCCAGAGCTGGCAATCTTAACATGGACGCTAAGATAGCTAACCCTAACTACGACCCAAAATGCAAGGACAAATCAGACCCTGCATACTACAAGATGACATCGATTAAGAACATCTTCAAGTTCTTCTTAGTCAAGCCTGACGGTAGCGTAGCGTTCGAGATTCAAGACCATTTGAATCTACAAGGTGGCATTGCTGTTACTGCATTCGGTAGAGAATTCTCTACGGAGAACAAGTAATGAGACTAGGATATTATCTTGGTCGTGCAACAAAGGGCGTGGCGAAAGCTACGCTCCCAGTTGCTAAGTGGGCGACACAAACAGCATCCACTTTTGCACTTGAGTTCGGTCGTGGCATGACTGAACAACCTAAAGTCATCAGCACTGGCGAACAGACTGATGAGAACTATAAAAATGCAGTGAGAGATGAGACTAACAACGAAGTCCCATCAGAACCTGTACAACCAGAGCTACCTGGCATGAATCCAGAACAACCTGCGAGGCAGTCATGAGTAGCCATTACATACCAGAGTCCATATGGGCTCTGGTTGAACATTGGAGAACATAATGGATTTATTATCAATCGCATCAATAGCTGTTATTGTCTACGTAACAGTTATGTTCTTACTTAAGGTATCAATCTTTGGTATCTATATCTACTTCGTTCTTAAGTTCTTTAACAACGAATCAGACCACTATTCTTCGCTCGATTCAGAGCAATTCAATCCTAACTTAAATACATAGTTAGCCATATCGGGGCACCTTCGGGTGTCCTGTCTTTTTTTATTAAAAGGACTACTATCATGCCTGCCAACTACTATCATCACGAGTGCATACGAGTGTGCCTGCATGCATATGCCACGCTTGACGATGGTTCCCTGTGTTCCACGGACCTGCCCCGATGTGGAACCGTTAAGTGGAACCGTTTCAAATGCCTGCCATTACAGCTCAAGGGGGGCATGTGCTTGCCGGCGGTTCCATGGTTCCGCCAAGTTCAGCAGCTACTACATTACGGTCGACCATCGACCTAGGATAAAGAACGATGAATGAATGTTATTTTTATATGGAACAACGGAACCATACCCTAGAACCGTTGTCGTTACGGGCCAGATTGTGTTCCACGGGACTTGGAACCATGTGGAACCGAGTGGAACCACCTAGATTGCGCCAAACAAGTTGTCGCTTCCATATAGTTTCATGTTGTGTGTGTAACACTCACGCATCACGACAGCACGTAGTCGTACTAAAGTACGTGTCGGTGTCACCGGAACGACCACAGCCAGATGAGAAGCTGGCTACTAACTTTAACCCATTTACAAACAAGGAGGTAACTATGGGATTAGACGCATATGCAGGTTTTCAAGAACCGCAACCACAAAACGTTGAGCCAATCAATGACGAGGCGCTCAGCACAACATTGCAAGCTGATGACGAATTCTATTGGCGTAAACATGCTAGATTGCAAGAGTACATGCAACAGCTATGGAGAGTCAGAGAGTTCGGTGAAGATGCCAAACACTGGGGAGGGCTCCGTATGGACGGTAAGCATGACCTATCTGAAATCATCTTCTTAGAACGTGAGGACATCGAAAGACTACAACAGTTAGTCGAGACTGACAGCTTGCCTTTCTGTCCAGATGGTTTCTTTTGGGGACATCAGTTCCAAGAAGAATCAATGAAAGAATATAAAGCACTCGACCTTAAGTTCTGTGAACGAGCACTGCAATGGCTCGATGAGGGCAAGAAGGTTTGGTACGACTGTTCATGGTAGGAGGAACTATGATTAAAGACTATTTTAGATCGGTGCTAATGGGTACGGGCGTTCTGTTCGTACTCTTTGGCATTGCTACGAGTATTCAATACTCACTTTTACTGCTCGGTATCGGGGTCGGTATCGGTTCAATATTGTATTTACTATGGAGGTTATTATGAATGCAAATATAGTTGGTGCGTTGACAACAGCGCTTTGGATATTAATAGAACTAATTCAGTTCGCATACATGGCTTATCTAGCCTGGAGGAATCGAGATGTTAATGGTAGGAATACTGTCGGCGCTAGGTTTGCTGATTCTAGCGCTTAAAGCAGGCGGTCGTAAAGCTATCGGTCACGATATCTTTGTCGACGTCTTAATCACAGTTACATTGATGGTGTGCTTTTACGGCACATTCAGCGGTATGACTGCAGCAATGATTGGCGGTTTATCTGCTTCACTTGTTTTGTTCGTTATGAAGAAAACGATGGTGCACGAGAAACTAACAGTCGTAAAAGAGGACAAGGTGATTATGAGTAGCCCTGTTAAAATTAAAATACCTACAGTCAAAACTAAGTGGCAGACTGTAGAACCAGAATGGAGGTCTTAAAATGCAAACTATAAATCCACAAGCACTAAAAGCTGAATTGAAAGACGCTGTTACAGCAGGCTACCCCGCAATGATATGGGGCGGTCCAGGTATCGGTAAGTCTGACATACCAGCTCAAGTAGCCGCCGAGCTCAATATGAATATTATTGACTTTCGTGCAAACTTATTCGACCCAGTCGACGTACGTGGCATACCATATCTCGCTCAAGAGAATGTAGATGCTACTAAATATACGTCCTGGGCTGTACCTGATGTGTTTCCGATTGCAGAACGCGACGGCGACAGAGGTATCTTGTTTATTGACGAGTTACCGACTGCGCCACCTGCAACACAGAACGCATTCTTACAACTATTGCTCAACAGAAAGCTAGGTGATTATGAGCTCCCAGCTGGTTGGGCTTTAGTTTGTGCAGGTAACAGACTAACTGACAGTGCAGCTGTGTATCAGATGCCATCGCCAGTTAGAAACAGACTAGCTCATTACGAGCTTGAACCAACGCTCGATGACTGGGTTCAGTGGGCTCATCAACACAACATTGATACGGATCTGATATCGTTCATTCAGTACAGACCTGGACTTTTGTCTAATTTCAATGCAGATGAGTACGCATTCCCAACACCACGTGCATGGTCTATGGTCAGCAGAAAGCTTGGTAAAGCTAACACTGACCCAGACAGATTGTTTTTCGGTGTTGCATCACTAGTCGGTGACGGTGCTGCAGGCGAGTTTGTTGCGTTCAAAGACATCGCAAGCAAGCTACCTGATATCGATGCGATTATCAAAGACCCATCTAAGTACAAGCGTGATGACAACCCTGCGTTGTTGTATGCTTTGGCTAATGCGGTCGCAGCAAGAGCAGAGGATGACAAGATGGACAACATTATGAAACTCGCTGACAAACTAGTTGTCGAGTATCAAGTTGTTCTAGTCAAAGGTTGTCTTG